TGTAATGCTGTTCCCTCAATGTCAAAATCGAGGGCTCTTGATCCAGTTTTTGTTAAAAGACCTCCCAAAAGTTCTACCATTCTTTCAACGGTCATAGTTGCTTCAATCCATGGCGACGAAGCACCTCCGCATGAGATAATCAAATTTCCACCACGTTTAACATATTCTGTCATATCTTCAATATTTTCATGAACAGTTGGTGACAAATTATCCCCACCATCAGAAGTAACAAATGCAAAAGTTGCTGAAGTCATTCCAATATTTTTTATTCCATCTACTAAAGTTGGAATTTTATATGAAGATCTATGCCATCTCGACCAAGAATAACAATATGGAGCAAGAATAGTTTTATTAGGCGTCGGTGTACTCACAACAGGTGTACTACTCACCACAGGTGGTGTACTACTCACCACAGGTGTACTCACCACAGGTGGTGTACTACTCACCACAGGTGGTGTACTACTCACCACAGGTGTACTCACCACAGGTGTGTTTACAACAATTGGTACATCGGAATTGTTTTTACAAACAAAATCGTGTTTTACTCTGTTTTTAACAATAAAAGATGTAAACTGACTGTCAATTTTATAATCACTTGTATTATATAAATTAAATCCGGTTCTAATATATGAAATACCTTTATTCCAATTATATACTACTACTACAGTTTTCTGATCTTTAATTGTGTCATCTAATAATTTCCCAATATTGGTATTTTCGACTGTGAGGTAGTTGTACGCAGCACTTTCACCAAGTATTACTCCGTTAATTTTAACCCATTCTGGTTTATTATCTTGCTCAAAAACATTTCCTGAAAATCTAGTATTTATTAAATTGTGACCAGGCGATACAGAGTAATCTGGTACTGGTGCTGGTACTGGTGCTGGTGCTGGTGCTGGTACAGGTGCTGGTACAGGTGCTGGTGCTGGTGCTGGTGTTGGTACTGGTACAGGTACTGGAATTTGTACAGGTACTGGTACAGGTGTTGGTAATTGTACAGGTACTGGATTTTTAAATACATTATGAGCAGTTGCGATGATATCTGAACACGATGGATAACCTTGCTTTTGGTAACTCCATACAAATATACCATTTTGTGGACCAGTAGTTTGTAAATACTCTGAATATTCTCTAACGTTTTCTAATGTAATAATATTACCTCCCCATGCTTCTGGCGGAACTTCACAACCAATATGGATTGGGCCAGAATAATATTTCCTATACGATTCATAACCTGTAATAGGAGAATAAACAGGACTTGCATCATAACTCATAACATTAACCCAATCAATTTGATGTCCATTTGATTTCATACCTTGAATACACATACCAGTATGTGAGCTACCTGGTGGTGAATTTGCAAACTGATCTTCACCATATGCTCCTACTGAAAACCCTGTTAATGAAATTTTTCCATTTGGAAGTTCTTGTCTCATGCTATTAATAATGGGACCTAACTTAGATGCCCCAGCTGCACCATTTGGATCTTCCCAGTCAATATCTACACCATCACAACCAAGATCGTCTGAAAATCTTGCAATATTCCAAGCATTAAATGATGTAAACGGATAACTTGCTCCTCCAATCGATAACATAACAGTTATTCCTTTTTGTTTTAGAATATTTATAGCACCTTTTACAACTCCAAAATCAGAACTAAAATCTAAACCAGTTCCAGAAAAAGAATTTGACCCAGGCGAATAAGTACATTCTGGACGACAAAATGATAAGTATACAATATTAATAGGTGCAGAAATCAATGACAAATTTAGTTTTTCAGCAGAGTTTACCCAACTTGATGACCAAGATTGATAATATACCCCTAAAGGAACTTGTGACTGTTGTTGTTGTGGTTGTTGTGGTTGTGACTGTGGTTGTGACTGTGGTTGTTGTGGTACTTGTGTTTGTGATTTTACAATAAATGTTGTATACACTGGATTACTTTTAGAGTCACTACTATTAGATAGTTCAAAACCTGTTTTCAAAAATGCAGTTCCTGTTGCCCAATTGTATACGACAACTTTAACAGCTTTGTCAGCGTAAACAGTATTAAGCAATGATCCGATATCATTATTTTTTACAGTTTTATAACCAAATTTTGGATTTTCACCCATAGTAACACCATTAATTTTTATCCATTCTGCTTTAGCATCTTGTACAAAAATATTTCCTAACAGTGTTTTACCTACTAAATCCGATGTATTCATATGGTTGTATTTGTATTGTTATTTTGTACATTAGAAAATAATTTTTAATAATAAGCACATTTATTATTAAAAATAGAAGCTAAACTAGTTTGTTGTTAATTTGTATGATGTGTAATCTAAATTGTTGTGCTGATGTTGTGGATGGGGTTCGAATTCTTTTTTTTTGCACACCATTCAGGTAACTCAGTTTCACACAATTTATAATTAACACACTGCACAGGTTGACAATTATGAATGCAATCAGTAACATCATAATTGCCAAAATCTGTTTGTACTAAACAGTTTCCATCTTCAGAACAATTCATTGTTTTAGTTGGTTACACTTAATTTTTAGTCTTTAAAATACATCAAAGCTAAACTCAGGTAATTATCAAACATGTTTTTTATTATTTCTTCTTGGTAGTAGTCTTCAAATATTATATAATTATCTGTAAAATTATAAGCATGTCGACAACCAACTTTCAAATTATAATTTATAACATCTACAATACTCGTATTCTTTATAGTTGGGACGTACTTATTTGACGCAATGTATGTTGATGGTAATTCGGAATCCCACAATGTATGTAAATCAGTTGTTTTATTCCTATTATTTTTACTTCTTATCACATGCACGTCATTACCTCCTCGTAATTTTCCAAATACATGGAGCGGCTGTGTAATATCTTGAATAAAATGTAACATAAATTTCAACTGTTCTTCTTTTGTTGTTTGGTGTTTGAATTTATGGGTTTGTAAGTCTATTATAGTTGTATAAATATTTTCAGTTGTAATAATTGTTAGTTCTTTTTCTGTTATACTACATTTGTCTATGATATTTATATAATGTAATGGTCTACTAAAAGACCATCTCTTACTTTTTTTGATTGTGTCAGCCCATATACTTGCTTGTGCGATCGAAGTACCATTTAATATCGGAAGGATCTTATTATATACTACTGGTAGAGTGTTTATAATCAAGTTTCCTAAAAACTCATGAACTTTCCAATTGTAGCAGAATACAATTGTACATAACAATGAAACTTTCATTATATGTCATATAATTTTATAATATTAACCCAGTCTAAACTTATTTTATTTTATTTTATTAAAGTATCGTAATGGAAAAGGTTTCAAAGCCAAAAGTTTCAAAACCAAAAGTTTCAAATGAATTATATACAAAATTATTACAAGACATATTAAAAGAATTAAAAATTATAAGTCCTGAGATTTCTCGTATAAAAAAAGACAAAAGAGATGAACTTATAAGACGTATACTTCTTGCCGCAATTGGGATACCAATTGCTATACCATTTATTCAGTACGCTGGATATAAATATTCAAAACCTATTAATGTATTAATAAAAAATATTAATAATAAAATGGTAGCATGGGGGATGATTGATGATGTACCAATAAATATTTTGTCTTTCAAAGACTGGTTTACAAGAAAATATGGTTTATCAGCTGATATTATTACACCGCTTACACCACCACCGTCACCACCAGCGCAATTACGTAATTTCAACTATTTTTTTAGATAATTTTTATTTTGTTTTGTATGAGTATATTAGAATGGTTGACAAAGTTACAAAAGTCAAACTTGTCAAAAAAGGTAAACCTGCCAAGAAAAGACTGTTTAATGCTATAAAAAATGCAAAAGTAAAACAACTGAAATTGTCTGTTGATCAAAAAGAACAAAAACTTATCAAGAAAAATATTAAACGATACAAGTTAAATCTACTTCGAAATAGAAAAATTGAGTATCAGCTGAAGAATTTGAATTCTAAACAAACATTGTCATTTTATAAAAAAAATTGATTTTTTTAACAACATACATTTAAAATACACAAAAATACATGGGATTCTTTGAAGACTTTTTAAATCTCTTTAATGAATTTGGTGTAAATATAGACAGTAATAAAGATTATAATAGTATTGTTATTTATGATGAAAATGTTTGTGTTCAAGTAGTTAACAAAAAACACAAACACAAACACAAACACAAAAGTACCGACAATCGCCAGCAATTTATTTATTTACCAGATATACCAACAAGTGTTACCAAGTACAAAAAAACATAAAAACATAAAAACATAAAAACATAAAAAACATAAAAATACGCAAAAAAACAATAAAATTATTTTTTTTGCGTATTTTTATGTTTTTTTTTATTTACCAGTATTATATAAAATGGATTATAAAGACCTATTGAAATCAGAATACATTATTCCAGCATTGTCTATTATTGCAATAATTGCTATTATTGTATTATTGTTTTGTAACTGTAAAGAAACTTTTTCATCTTCTGTTAACACTGAACCAGTTGAAGTTGTAGTCACACCGATTGAATACGATGACGCCCCACAAGAAATAAATAATGGTCCTACAGAAGAAATCAAAACTGAATACATTGAAGGTCCTCCAGTTACTGACTCTTTTTACGTACCTGAACCATTTGATGTTGCAAGTGAAATGTCTCCGCTTATGGATAGCGAGTAGTGTTCTAAAAAAAATTGAATTTAAAAAAGAAAATATAAGATATATTAAAAAATGAATGAACACGAGAAGCTTGAGGTTTATAAAATGTTACAAACAAGGAATGAAGGTGATGAATTTGAAATAAGATTTGGTGTTTTTAATAAGACATTTAGTCCAATAATTGATTTGGAAACGTTTTTAAGAATAAACACGTTTGTAACATCATTTGCCACATTTGAAAAAATAGAATACTCTTTTATTTTTTCAGTTGGAAATAACAGATTAACTAATATATTATCAAAACCTATTGGTAATGATTTATTGTCTGATATTTGGAAAAATGAAATATTGTCAACTGTTACTATTCTAAAAAAAAATATTAATAAGATTGACATACCAGAATATGGTATGAGATTTTCATTGTCAAATGAAATTGAAAGCCCTTTTCCAGAAGTTAAAGAGATTTCTGGTCTTTTAAAAATCCGTAAAAGGATAATCTATAAGTATCAGAATTATTCTATTGAATTATCAATGTTTAAAACTGGATATGATCGTATTTCACTTGAAAACAGTGATTATTATTACGATGTCGAAATAGAAATCAATGGAGTTGAAATTAATTATGAATTTATAATGGAATTTATCAAAGTCAAACAAGACACCAATTTTCCAATGCCTGCAACTTTTGAAGCAAACATTGTATCTAAATACATGTTTCTTGTTAAATCTGAAAAATTTATAGGTGTACAACCTGAAGCAATATGTAATGAAAAAATTATCTCAAATGAGCAATATGCTGCAACTTTAAAACTTGATGGACAAAGATTTTTGATCTTTTCTTATAATAATCATTTGTATAGTATAAGTTCAAAAATGAAATTTAATGATTTAGGAATTGTACCTAAAAAAGTATTGAAAGAGACAATATTAGACACTGAATATTATAATGGAAAGTATTATATATTTGATATTATATTTGTTGATTCAATTGATTTACGTAACAATGTACAATATAAATTAAAAGAACGACTTGAATTGATAAACACAGTTGTTTCAAATATTGACAGCGAGTTTATTGTACCAAAGGAATATCATATTGGGAATAATTATATGATTTCAAATTATCTTATTGATAATTATTTTAATAATAAGAATTTGATCTATGATGGTATAATTTTTGTACCAGTTAATAGAACGTATCCGTTAAAGAAAAATTCAAACATTCCTTTGAAATGGAAACCACTTGACCAACTTACTATTGATTTTAAAATCAAAAAAATTGGCTCGAATAACAGTGACAATACAGATACTTTCAAATTATTATGTTCTGGTGGTGTACCCTTTACATATCCAGATTACAACGGAGGAGATACTGTCACCATCAATAATAATGGTATGTATATGGACAATACTGTTGTAGAATTTAGATTTGACAAAGAATCTGAAACATTTATTCCAATGAGGACAAGACATGATAAAAAAGATGGAAATTATATTCTTATAGCTCAAGATAACTTTAAGAATACGTTATTCCCATTTGATTTTGAATACTTTAATTTCAACAATGTAAAAAGAGAACAATCATTCTTCTTTGATATGAGAAGATATCATAACTGGATTAAAAGCAAATTGCTCGACAAATACTCTAGAAATACTCATTCATTACTTGATCTTGCATGCGGAAAAGGTGGTGATATTCATAAATGGGTTAATAATAATATTAAAACTGTAGAAGGTTTTGATATTAATAAAGATTCTATTGTTGAAGCACAAAGACGTTCTACTAATGTGAAATTAAATCCTGTATCAAAAAATTTTGATATGACATTTACTCAATTAGATCTTTCCAAAGACACAATACAATTAAATTCGTCAACACATTTTGATACATTAACGTGCTTCTTTGCTCTACATTATTTCTTTAAAGATCAAGGGTCACTTACGAATTTCGTAAAAAATACTGCAAGTTTAAAAATTGGAGGACATTTTATAATTACAACATTCGATGATATAAATTTAAAAAATATAAATTATACTTTAGACACTACTAAAGTAAAAATTACACCTGTTAACATTCAGCCAGGAAACACCTTTGGTAACAGTATTAATGTATGGATAAAAAATACTGTTCTCGATAAACCAGAAGTTGAATATATTATTAATACTGAATTCTTAATTACATTTCTTAAAGAACATGGGTTTATGTTAGTAGACACAGTGTACTTTTCAGATATGTACCAGGAATGGACTATTAATAAAAATAGTATGAATTTTCTACAAAAAAAATTATCATTCCTAAATAAAGGAATGGTATTCAAAAAAATCAAGGACATTACAGTCGACGAAATGGTCGTTGACGACGGCGAAATGGTCGTTGACGACGGCGAAATGGTCGTTGACGACGGCGAAATGGTCGTTGACAACGGCGGTGAAATGGTCATTGACAATGGTGATGATTGTGTACAAGAATTGACTGAAAATATTGAACAGATTAATCTTGACACTACATCTTCCAGTGTAGTAGTGTACACTTACGACATACTTAAAACAAAAAAAAATAACGATCTTAAAAAAATATGTGTTGATCTGCAATTAAGATATACTGGTAAGAAAAATGAGCTTATTGAAAGAATACTATCTTCACAAGCTTAACTAAAAAAATAACAAAAAAAATAATATAAAAATAACAAAAAAAATAATATGAAAAAGATAACTACACAACGTAGTTATCTTTTTTTTTATAAAAAATTGAATTTAAATAATTGTTTATTAAAAATACCATAAAATGACGCTACTAGTAACAGTAGACACTCTTGATGAAATATTTAGGTT